ATGCCGCTAAAACCCGAGACGTTCGGCTCGACGATCATGGTGCTCGGAGACTTCAACCCGGCGATCTTCACTGCTGATTGGCTGCACCGCAATCAGCTGATCGGGGACGGAGATAGGCAAGAGGCCATTGATTCACCAAACACGCTAATAACGCACGATGTCACCGTGTGCGAAACCAGTTGGTTCAAGTTTCAAGTCGTGGGAAAGCAGCTTGTCCTTGCCAGTTCGGGCGCCCTGACGCCGGCACTGAAGGATCTAGCGGAAGGCATACTGTTACTGCTGCCGCATACCCCTGTCACCGCTGTGGGCCTAAATTTTCACGCTCACTACCAGATGACTAGCGAATCAGACTGGCAAAAAGTCGGCGACGTGCTCGCTCCCAAGGCCATTTGGTCTAGTCTCTTTGACAGTTCCGAATACTTTGCTGGGCTCACTAATATTCAGGTCCGTGTTTCGGCCGGTACTGCAGCGGATGCAAAGAAGGGGCCGCCTGATCACTTGAATCTTCAGGTGCAACCTTCAAATCGCCTTGAGAACGGCGTTTACATAATGCTGAATGACCATCGGGGCAGCTTTGCTTCTGAAGACAATGGCAGTACCGCAGCGGAGCGTGCCGCCCAGGTCATTGCCAAAGATTGGGAGAGGAGTTGGGAGCTGGCCAGCCAGAAGTTTGAGGAATTACTCAATAACGTCATTGCTTCTTAAGGGCATCGGAATGTTCACCACAACATTCGCTGACAATGATGTAGGCACGGCCTTTGAGCTGGATGAGCCAAGTTATTCTCGTCCTAGGGCAAGGGCCCGAGCGCAGAATAGAAGCGTCCTTCAGCTTCAAGAGAAAGAACAAACGCTGCTGGATCTCGCCGCTGAACCTGATGCCGCGATGCCGACGCAATATGCCGGTAACGCCAAGGCAAAGTTCAGCGAAAGTGAAGCCGCTGCATTGATCCAGATCTGGGAAGGTACAGTTGAAGAAGTACTTCCGGATCAAAAAGCGCTGCGGGCAGTCCTGAGGGCCAAGCTTGGAGACGTGCCCGATCACTATGCTGATATAGGGCTCGAGTGGGTTAGCGAGCAAGACCGAGATTTAGTGTCTCCTGGCGCTGTGTTTTATCTAAGCCTCTATAAGGCTACAAAGCCCAATGGCGCAAAGGTCAATTCGGAGGAGCTTCGGTTCCGACGGTTACCTGCATGGACGCGACGTGACATCGCGCGCATCAATCATGAGGTCGCTCGGCTGCGTGGAAGCGCAATGAAAAAGCCCGAGGCACCTTGATCAACTACGGCATCGCTCCAGCTCGCAACGAGATCGAGGTTTCGGTGTTTGGTCCTGGTTTTGGGGAAGCCATCGCCGTTCATTTCGGAGATGGCGCGTGGATGCTGGTTGATTCATGCCTTGAACCATGGACTAAGCAGCCTGCAGCCAAGCATTACCTAGACGCAATTGGAGTATTGCCCGAGAACGTGAAGGTAATTCTTGCGTCCCATTGGCATGATGACCACGTCAGAGGAATTTCAACCCTTGCTCGCGCCTTTCCTGCCGCAGAGTTCCATCTATCCGACTGCTTCAACCGGGATGAAGCCGTCGCGCTATTGGCTGCCCACAGCGGTACTGTTGCGACGTCTCTAAGCCGGGGCACCAATGAGCTTTATACCGTGCTCAATGACAGGAATGGCGCTGTGTACTACGTGGGAATGCGCTCAGACGTATTCGATCAGGCAATAGGAAGTCAGCGCGTTCGCGCGACGGCCTTGTCCCCTGTTCCTGCGGCATATCAACAGTTCGTCGCAGGCTTGGCTCAGTTTGTCCCACGTTCGGGCGGCGAGCCCATCAAGAACGTGGTTTCCCTGAAGCCGAATATGGAAGCAGTCGCCATACACATTGATTTTGGTGACGACGCTGTTGTTCTCGGCTCCGATCTGGAAGACCACGCCTCTTTTGGTTGGACGGCTGTGGTTGGTGACCAGTGGGTACGAAACCGTAAAAAGGCCAGCGCGATCAAAATTGCGCATCATGGTTCTAAAACCGGAGATCACCCGCTGGTGTGGACTACCCTGCTACATCACGCGCCCATTGGGGCCATGACGCCTTACAACAAAGGGTCAAAGCTTCCGACCGACCAAGACATCACTCGCATCAAGGGGCAGACATCCAAGGCATATATTTCTTCTGGCAGCTCACGCCGCGCGAAACTCGGAGCGACAGAACTAAAGCGCCTTAGCGATATCGCAACCAATATAGTTCCAGTGAATTCGGGCTTTGGCTGCGTGAGACTGAGGCGTAGCGTTGGCGCCGATTGGACCGTTGAATGTTTTGGCGCCGCTCAGCCGCTGTAATGCCGCCCATCGGCATTTACCTGACTCGAAATCAGGCGTACGTGTAAGCGTACCGTGGGTTCGAATCCCACCCTCTCCGCCATAGATCAAGGGCTTGCAGCGATGCAAGCCCTTTTTCTTTGCCCCGATTTAGGGGTACACGTAAAAATGCACGTAAAAATAATGACCGTTTTAGCGCTCGTGCATTCGCCGTAATGCACCTGCGGACCCTGGCTTTACCGGTCCATCATCCGGGGTTTCGGCACCGCCGGGGGCACCTTTCGCCAGTGGTAATGCGCCCACCGCTCGACGTGCGCCATGGCCTTCTCGCGGGTCCGGTAGGGCTGGGAGTAGATCGGGATGACGTTCAGGCCGTCGCCCTTCGGCATGAGGTTCACTTTCCAGGTGCCGTCGATCCGCATATTCACGGAGGCGAAGCAGACCGAGCCGGGCAGCGTGGCCAGCCAATGATCGAGCGGCTGGCCGCTCATGAATACCTGTTCCCAATGGACACGTGGAGGCTCGGACATGACCCAGATTATGCCGGCCGCGTCTCAACACCGAAGACGCTACAGGAGGCTTCCAGGGTCAGCGACGGGGCCAGCATGCCCCGCGGTGGCGATGCTCGCCCGGATACTGGCGTTCTGCATATCGGTCGTGTGGATGGGATCGCTCCACAGGGTGGTTGCCTCGCCCAGCACTGCCAGCAGCATCTGCTTCTGTAGCGCCGGCATACCGCCAGCCTGGGCCAGCTCCACCACATTGGTGGTGTGCGCGAACGCGGACACAATGGCGTCCCCATTGGCGTCAACCTGGTTGCTTCCATCGCTCTGCACGACGCGGGCGGTCGCCCGCAGAGAAGCGTTGGCGCTGGTGTCCTCGGTCCACACCACGACCGATACGGCCACGTTCTGGCCGGTGTCGGTCAGATTGACCACGAACTCATTGGGCTGCAGCTTCGTGAAGGGTGTCTGGTCGGGCTTCGTATAGGCCATGGTCATGGTTTCGCGATCGAGTTATGAGAATAGACGCGGTGGTCGGGATCGAGGCCTGCGGCATAGCTGCAACCACCATAGTGTTGGTGGCAAACCAGCTTCTCGCCGATCTCTATGACGCTAGTGACTATCTCGATGCCGCAGTCGGTCACGACCTGCATGCCTTCCATGTCGGGGGCGTAGGTCATGCCACCGCTGGGAAGATCGAACGGCGTAGATGCACTGCACTCCAGAACCGCGCCACCTTCGGTCGTCAGGCGAACGCAGGGCTGCATGGACATCTCCATGCCTGCCATGCGCCTTCGGAACTTGCGCAGACCCTGCGTAGGAATATCGAGGCAGTCGGCCAGATAGCCGATCTCCGCTTCGCGAGCCTGGGTATCGTCGTCGAGCCACATGTCGGCGCATACACAAGCGCCCGAGCCGCCGCCTCCGCCGCCACCCGAACCGCTGCCGCTGCTTGGAAAGGCCACGGCGACCGCACCGATATACACGAAACCATCCCCGCCGTAGACGTCATTTGGGTTCGTTGACGCGATGAGCGCCTGAGCGCCTCCAGCAAAGTTCGGGTCGTTCATGTAAAGATAGAACGTAACATTTGCGCCATTGGTTCCGGTCACGCTCGCGCTGCTAGCGTTGTAGCTGGTGGTCACGCTTCCGTTGAGAACGGTAAAGGCACCCACAGTGATCGTAGCTGTCGCTGGTGATCCGGACGAGGCGCTATAACTAATCGTCGTTGGCACTTTGGCTGGAATGTTGGTTACTGTGCGCTGTTTCAGGTTGCGCTGGTCGCCAATCTGATGGCCACTTCCAGCCACTCGCAGTCCAATGCGATTCACACCACCAGAGAAATAGAGATCGTTCTGGGATGTTCGGCCGTAAGTTGTGCCGTCACTTACCTCGCTATCAATATTCGACGCCAGCACTAGGCTGATGTTGAACCACCGCATGTCGGCCGGCAGCTGACCAACGCTGCCCACCGTCGTCGGCGAACTATTGCTGTTCGAGCAGATGGCTTGAAGGATAACCGCTGCAGCAACCGCATCAGCAGGGGTGACACCGGTGATGGTTGCTGATCCCTGCGCTACCGAGTTACCTGCTGCGTCACAAATGCTCGCCGCAGACACGGTGCCGTCGGCCCTGAGCCATGCGATATAAGTACGGTTTGTTACGGTTATTCCAGCAGGCAGTCCGACGTTGGATGCAGTCGACCGATTAACGGTTAATGCGAAGGCCGTGCCAGGCGTAACTGCATAGTTCGCTACCGTTGAAACTTGTGAGCTAATCGAGCCGTTTGCGGGGATCGATGATCCGCCCGCAAGTCGAATCAGTACATCAGCTCCGCTGCTTGGACGTTCGTAGATGATGAGGTGGCTAGTTGAGAGGTTACCTACGCTCCAACCGTCAGACACAGATTGCCCTACCGTACGCGCTACTCCGGTAGGCGTTCCAGTTGTATTGACCGAAAGCGAGCCGTTTGGAAGGACATTCTTTCCACCAGAAAATTGGAGCGGCACGCCATTCTGAAGTGAGGCGGCCGTGGTGCGAGCGTACGATGATCCGTCGGGAACTTCGTCGACGGTGGATGGCTGAACAGCCATACAAACATTGCAGAATGTGAAATAGCCGACCGTATGGCTAATCACTGTTGGCTCGGCGACCGCGTACGCTGAACCAGCCGGAGCGATGGCTGTTACCTTGGTCACACATTGCGTGTATGTACCGGTGCCAATCGCACCGCACGTCGGATACGCGGCTGAACCGGAAGGAGCTGATGTGCTGATCTCGTTGTTATTGCTGTCACGCCAACTAATTCTCGTATAGGCCAGCGCTCCCGCGTTAACCGAAAGAGCTCGCACGCAACACGTCAACGTAACGGTTTGGCCTGGAACTACGGGCAAGTGGCCTGCATTGACCATCGCATCCGTTTGTAACGAGCCAGATAACGTTGTCGATCCAGCATGCACCGCGTATGTCGGTACTATCGGGTCGGGTTGGCGAGAAGAACCGGCCGCCTCTTCATACCAACCATAGTTAGCGGCCCAGCCGGTTAGGTTCCCTTGGAACTGCGGATTTATGACCGGTACGCTGTTGGCGAGACCTTGCGCCGAGTTAGCCGTCGATTGAGCGTTGTTGGCGAGATTCTGCGCCTTGGCGTAGATGGCGTTGAGTAGGGTCTGCCGCGTCACGTAGACGCTGTTGAAGTTCGCCCGGAAGGTAGCGCCGACCACATACGTGTCGCCGCTCTTGTCGTTCCACATCTTCGGCGTCGTCAGGCCGCCGAGGTAATTGGCCAGCGCGGTGATGGCGTTGTCGTATGCCACCTGCTGGGCGGAGCCGGCGCCGAGGAACGAAACGGCCTGGGCATCAATGCCGGCTTGCTCGGCCGTGATCACCGCCCAGTCGCGAATGACGGTGGGCTTCTCGGCGGCCGACACGATTCCATCGCTGGCTATGTTTGCCAGCTCCGCGTTGGCGCTGTTGGCGCTGTTCTGGGCCGCGGCCACCTCGTTGGCCAGCGTCTGAGCAAAACCGGGCTGGGTGGTCTGGTCGTTGACGGTGTACGGTGCGGAGATAGCCGCCAGCGACGAGACGCCATTGGCGTTCACGGCCGTGACCATCGCTTGATACACGCCCGGCGCCGCGTTCGGAAGATCAACGGTCAGGCCATACTGGGTGCCCATGGGCTGCCAGCTGCCGTTGTCCTTGCGCCACTTCACGTCGTAGGAGACGGCGTTGGGCGTGTCGTCCCATTGGATAATCAGCAGCGTGGAGGCCAGGACGGCGCCGGCGGTAGGGAACGCCTCGAGGATGACGTTGGTGGGCGTCGCCTGCGCGCTCGGAGGAACCACCGAAATCGGCGGCACGGTGATCGGCGCGCCGGTATCGATGGCGGCGAACTTGCTGGCGTTGTGCAGCAGAGCCGTGATCGTGTACTCGATCGCACCGGCAGTGTTCCCCTTCAGCACCGAAATGACCCGGTACTGCGCGGCCTGGAGCGATGCGCTTTCGCACACCCATACCGATTCGGCCACGGGAAGCGCGGAGAACCCGGGAGCCGCCACGCTGATGGTGTTGCCGGCGATACCGGTCACCGCGTGGGTCTCCGTGACACCGCTCGGCAGGGTGACGGTCAGGTTGTCGCCGACGGCCACGGTGGGCATGCTGTCGACGGTGATGCTGGTGGCCGTGACCGCATGGACTCGGCCAGCTTGGCGCCTGCCGGCGCGCGCGGGGTCGGCGACGCGGATGACCTGGCCGGGCGCGGTAAGCGTGGCATCGAGGCCGACCTTGAACGTCACCGTTTCCGTTTCGAGGCGCGACGTCAGCAGCGTCCATAGACCGACGCGCTGGGCCTGCCCTTCCGAGGTACAGCCCACGCCCGTGACCTGGGTGACGCGCACGCCGTAGCGCGCGATACCGGCGGGATCAGGCACATACTTGACCTTGGCGCGGCCAAAGTCATTCGGGTCATTCCAAGAGACCAGCGCGACGGTGTAGCGCGTGGACTTGCTCGATCCCTGGTACGTGAACTTGCCATCGATGACGTTGGCGGCGGTGTAGGTGTAGGTCGGGTCCGCGGGCATGTCGGCCGAGGCCTGGATGGCTCCGGCGCCCCAGTAGGAAATGCCGCGGAAGACGCTCGCCAGATCCTGGAGCACCTTGTAGGCGTCTCCCTTCTTCTGCAGGAACACCGTGCACGTGAAGCGCGGCTCAGTACCGCCGAAGCCGTTGGGCACCATGCCATCGCAATACTGGGCGATGCCGTACAAGGTCCATTTGTTGATCTGCGCCGGCGTGACGTACTGGCCGAGGCCATAACGCGGGTGCGTGGCGAGGTCGTAGAAGATCCAGGCCGGGTTGTTGGTCCAGGCCTGTTTGAACGTGCCATCCCATGCCCCGGTATAGGTCCGCGCCACCGGGTCGTAGTTCGAGGGCACCTGGATGATGCGGCCCATCAGATCGTACGCGCGTGCCGGGATGGCGCTGAACTGGGAGGCGTCGACGATCACACCGACATATGCGCTGTTGGGGTAGCGCAGCAGTGCGTCGACGATCTGCGTGTACGAATCGACCATCACCACGTCCTGGATCGTGGCGAGGTTCTGGTTGGGTGTCAGTCGGCGGACGCGAATGGTCCAGCCGTGGGCGGCCGGCGGGAGGTCGATGCGGTGGTTGCGCTGGTACTTGCTGGTGGTCTTGCCCGTGAAGGCCGAAGAGATCACCTGGTAGAAGCTACCACTGTCGGTCTGGATGTCGATCGCGTAGGCGATCGAATAGCCCTGGATATCGCCGTTGGAAGTGTTGCTCTTCTGGAGCGCCGGCACCGACAGCGTGATGCGCACAGCCGACAGCGCCAGGTTGGTCAGCGACTGGGTCCACGGAGTGGTGCTCTTCAGCTCCAGGTTGACCGCGGTCTCGTTCTCGACGTCCTGGAAGCCGGACATTACGAGTTGGTCCTGCGTGCCGTTGCGGCTGTCGATCTTGACGTTCTGGAAGTTCAGCGATCCGTCGCTGTTCGCCACCGGCGTCTCGTCCAGGTAGATGTCCTGAAGGCAGTTGGCCGCGCCGTGCGTGAAGCCCTGAATCTGCCCTTCACTCACCAGGTCGAGGATCTGGGCGTAGGCGATCGAGTGCAGGCTATCCGGTGTTTCAACGGGCGTGTGCGAGCTGCCGCTGCCGCCCTTGTACCCCTTGATCACGGTCACGGCTGGGCGATCCTCGAGGCGAACAGGTCACCGCCATGTCCCATCCAGCCGCTCACCTGCGCGGGCGCCTGATAGGCGGCGGCCATGTCCTGCGTCGTGATACCTGCGCTGATCACAGCGCTGCCGATCTTGAGCGGGCCACCGTAGAAGAGCGGCACCGGGTTGCCCTGGGCCTCGGTGTTCACGGGGCCGTTGAAGGCATAGCTGGGCTGGTTCGCGCTGCTGTCCTTCGAATGGAGCCCCTTCGCCTGGGGCGACAGCATCTGCACTACGCCGCCGGCGATCATGGAAATGCCGGCGCTGTACAGGTATGGCGACAGAGCCGCGGCCGGTGTGAAGCTGAGGACCGCGCCAGCCACGACGAGCACCGCACCCAGAATGATGCTGCCGATGCCACCGCTCTTCGAACCGATTAGAACGGGTGCGATACGGATATCGGTTGCGCCCACCGGATTGGGAAGCTCTTCCTCAGTGACGCTTCGTTTGCCGGCGAATACGACGAATGCGATGCCTCGGTCCTTAGCCCCGACGAGCCATTCCTGAAAGCCTCTGCATTGGCTCGACAGCGCCTGGATGGCCTCGCTTACCGAGTTCGTATCGAGCGCGAAACGATGCACTCGGCCAAAGCGCTGACCCAACTTGCCATACAGCCGAACAGTGCGAAGGGTGGTCTCCATGGTTTCTCCGGGCATAAAAAAACCCCGCCGGAGCGGGGTTTTGTGGTGAGCGAATTTCGATTCTCAGTTTGGGCCGAGGTTTATGGTTCCCTGACCGTCTGCACCCAGGCGATACGTCTGCGCGTCGCCACGTTCAACAACCAGCGCCACCGAGCGCTCCGCGCGATCAGCCAGCCCTGTGCCACACAGCCCGGCTCCTACGCTCTTGGCCGACATCACCCAGCGACCGGCCGGAACGTACATCGTTACCTTCTCCCCGGTGCCAACCTTTGCGGCCAGCTGGTGGTTGATGAAGACCCCCAGATAACAGCCACTAAGGGTCATGCCTTCATCGCGCACCACCGTTACCGTACCCGACCCATCAGCCGGTGACGTGAATGCGATGGCTCGGTCCGCTGGAACATCGTGCGCTGCCGACACAGCCACAGGCTTCGTAGCGCATGCGGCAACCAGACAGCAGGATAGCGCCGCGAGTATGTGCTTCATGGCTTTTCCCCGTGTTCGTGAGGGGCCAAGCCTACCACCCGGCGCACGACCAGGCGTGTGCATTCGCGGTACCAGCCACCGTAGACGTCACGGCTGGAAAGCCGCCCGTACATGTGGTGAAGCATCTGGCTGTCGCCCAGGTACACCCCGGCGTGGTTTGGGGTGTCGTTCCCGCTCCTGATGGCCATCAGGATGATGTCGCCGCGCTCGAGCAGCGCCCCCTCCGGCACCGGTTCGAAGCCGGCGGCCCGGAAATTGTCCATGTACAGGCGGGAGTGGCCGTCATCCCACCAGCCGTCCGGCCTGGCGAAATCGGGCAGTTCGATCCCCAGCTCGCGCGCGTAGAAGTCCCGCACCAGCGTGTAGCAGTCCAGCACGCCGTGGTGGAACGAGCGGCCCACCAAGGGCGCCTGATACCCGCACGGGCGGATTTGGTGGATCTCGCCAGCCACCGGGGGGCCATCCAGGTCGCGGCACACGCTGACGATCAGCCAGACGAGGCCCGATTCCTCGCAAACCACGAGGTCAGCCTCGCTAGGGCGAGCCGACATGTCAGGATGCGAATGGACGAGCGCGATAATCTCGCCCTGATCTTCAGCATCGGCATAGTCCTCTTTCGGAAGAACGAACTGCTCATCAGCGGACGAGGCAAGGTTCCGGCAAGGGATGTACCGCTCCCTGCCCTTCACGATGCAAACGAGTCCACATGCCTCGCGTGGATAATCCGCGACGGCGTGCGCACGGATGGCGTCTAGGGTTTCTGGTGTCATGTGCGCAGCAGGCCTGCAGCCGGAAAACCACCGAACGGGAGCGGGTTGCTCGCGCCGAAGCGCATCTTGCAGGCTGCCAGCGTACCGCTGCAGGCATCCTTCGTCGGGTCGCTGGTGGGCTGATCGTTGATGTCGGCCACCGGTCCACCGGTGTAGCCGCAATACACCCCGCGGTAGCCGCCGATGGCGACCCAAGGGCACACGTCGGCCACGATATCGCGCGCAGGCAGCTGCATGCCCTGGAAGTTGAGCGGGCTCGAAAGCTCGAACTGCACCTTCTCATTGTCTTCCGACGCCTTGCGCTCAATGAGCCAGACGTCGACCGCCTCCTGCGTCGGATCGGCAGTCGGGTTGCCGCCCGGGAAGTTCACCGCGTCCAGGTACTTGCCCGTCGTCAAGTGCACGGTGATCTTGGCGCCAACCATGTCCTGGCACAGCAGGCACAGCGCGGAGATTGTCGCGTCGATGTTGCCGACGGTCAGTTTCGGCGTGGGCTGCTGAGCGCTGGTGCGCTCGAATCCTTCCATGTCGAGCGGCCAAGGCGAGTATTGGTTGCCCTGCCATGTGATGGTGCCAACCTGGCAGTAGCCGTGAAACCGCAGCAGGTCGCCGCCAATGGCGGTGGAGTCGCACTCGACGAGCCAAATCTCCGCGCCAGGTTCAAGTTGCTGGACATCAGCGAACAGACTCACGGTTTGTATTCCTGTTGGAACGTTGCGGTCAGCGTGTACACATCGCCCCCGTGCGGGATGAGGTCGTATTCGATGCAGGAGTAGTAGCCCTGCACGTCGAGCGGCGGCGTCCAGAAGAACGAAACGCCGATGTGTGCCTTGAGAAAGTCGCGGATGGGTGCGATGGCAGCACCGTGGCCGATAAACGAAAGCGGCCACGACTGCACCACGGCATTCAGCCCGTCTTGCGTCTTCTGGGCATAGCCATCGCCGAACTGAGCGCGGCGCGTGCGCAGCGTGGCTTTTCCCTGGGGCTCGATGAGGGGAACCCAGTTAAACGTGTCGGTCATCAGTGAGCGCCCGCGTAGAGGATGCCGCCGGGCTGCGTCATCCGGTAGACCATCTCGTGGACCATGGCTTTGAACTGCTCACCGACCTGCCGGCCGAGCGCAGCGTTTTCGCCGGTGCTATCGACGCTCGACGAGGACTGGCCGCCCTGCTGCACCACCACGCTGATGGTGGCATTCACGCCGCCGGCTCCCGCGCTGCTACCCGAACCGCCGTAAGGCGTCACCGAGCCGCCCTGGCCGCCCATCATCAGGTAGGTGTTGCCGCCGGTGGTGAGCAGCTCGGGGCCGTCCTCGTTGACCTGGTAGAGCGACCCCGCATTCACCGGGCCGCCGCTGGCGCGACCAGGCGCGCCAGCCCAGGTCGTCGAGAACGAGCCTGCGCCGGTGTAGTTCGATCCGCCGTTGAGAGCGTCTCCCGCGCCGGTACTGCCGCTGGGCAGGAAGGCGCCGAGGATGCTTTGCAGGATCTGCGACTCCAGCACGCGCAGCTCCATCTTGGCGAGGTCGGTGAGGATGGACGAGACCAGAGACGAGAAGTTCGTCTTGCCGGTGGTGGCGAAGGTGGCCATGGCATCGGCCATGCCGTTGAATGCGGTCGTGAACAGGGATTCGGTTTGGCCGGCGACATTCGACGCCGACGTGACGAAGTTCTCCATGGCCGCCTGCCCGCCGTTCTTCCAATCGGCAAGCTCGGCCTGCTGGTCGTCGTAGAACTTGCGCTGCGCCACGACGGCGGTGGTGTACGCCGACTGGATCTGGCCGATGGACCGGGTGTATTCGTCGGCGCCGATCTTACCCTGGTCAAACAGCTTGCCCTGGGCATCCATATCCTTGTTGTACTGGTCCTGCAGCTTCTCGAACTCTTTCTGCTGGGTGTTCCACTGCGAGCCGTGGCCGACGCCTTCCAGCTGGCGGGCGTTGGTCTGATCCTGCAGCTCGCGCTGGCGATCCAGCTTGTCCTGCAGCACGGCCTGGCGCTCGCGCTCCGCGTTGGCCCGCTGGCGCGCGTCCACCTCGTTGGTGAGGTTCACCAGCAGCTGAGCTTGGTCGAGCAACTCCTGCTTCCGCTCCGGCGACAGGTTCTTCAGATTGGTGAGCAGGTCCTCGCGGACCTTGATGAGGTTCTTGTCGGCGTCGGTCAGCTTCTGTCCACCGCTGAGCTGCTGCTGGTCCGCCTCGATCTTCTCCTTCATCGAGCGCACCAGCGACTCGTAGGCGTTCTGCTCCTTGCGCGCCTCTTCCGCGGCCTGCGTGGCGGCTTTCTTGGCGGCTTCCTGCGCCGCCTTCATGGCGTCCAGGCGGTCCTGGTCGGCGGCGACCGCCTGCGCGGCAGCATCCGCCGCGGCCTTCTGGTCGGCCCCGGCCATGCTGTTCTGCCCCATGCTCTGCGAATGCTCGTAGAGCGTTTTCTGGCTGGCCGTCATGCCGAACTCGGCAATCTTCTGGTCGAGCTTCTTCTTTTCCTCGCCAAGCTTGGCCGTCTCGGTCTGCAGCCCGGCGTCCGCCGCCGAAACCTTGCTGAGGTACTGGTCGATCGCATCGTCCGCCGACTTCAACCAGCTGGCATCGCCAAACGTGGCGTGCAGCTCGCGCACGGTCTCAATCAGTGCGCGATGCGCCGGGTCGGCCTCATTGACGATGTTGTCCGACAGGGTGTGCATGGCCCCCTGTTCGCCATCCACCGACTTTTGCAGCTGATCGATGCGCGCCTGCAGCTCGTCGATGAGCTGCTTGTGGTTGTTGATCGATCCGGCGGTCTCGCCGAAGGGGTTGGGTGCCTGCAGGTCGGCGATCTTGGCCTTGAGGCTGTCGATCTCCTGCTGGGTGGCCGACACCTGCTTGCTGGCCGCCTTGAACTCGTCCGCCATCGCCGTCGGCGTGGGCCGGCTGGCGATGTTCTTGTAGGCCTCGTTGACGTCGTCCAGATGCTGCTTCAGGTCAACGAGCGCTTTGGACTGCGCCTGGTATTCCTGTTCGGCCTGCGAGCCCTTCTCCGCCGCCTCGGCGAAGGCGTAGGCGATGGTGCCCAGCGCGATGATGGCGAGGCCAATGGGACCGCCGACAAGGCCTACCAGCGACGTGCCCACCTTGGACAGCATGCTCGCGCCGTAGCCGGCGACCGAGGCGGCCTCCTGCGCGGCGGTGGCGGCGGTCTGCGCCTCGATCGCGGTGGTGTTCGCGGCGCGCAGTTCGAGCAGCCGCGCTTCAATGGCGATCTGCTGCTCTTTGAAGGTGTTCGAGGCGACGATGGCAGCGTCGTACTGCTGCTCGGCCTTGTTGAGCGCAAGCTGGGCGGCTTCGGCCTGCGCGGTGGCGGCTGCCTGGGCGCGGATGTTGGCCGACAGCGTGGCGGCGCTGGCCTGGTGCGCCAGCGTAGCCTGCGCGGCCTCGTTCTCGGCCAGGGCTGCCTGGTAGGTGGCCTCGGCCTGGGTGCGGGCTGCCAGGGCCTGGTCGCGCGCGATGCCGATGCCGGTGAGGGCCGCCTCGTTCGCCTTGATCTGCGCCGCCGTCTGCTGGACCTGGGCGTCAGCGACAGCAAGATCGGCGGCGGCCTGATCGGCCGCCGCCTGCCGCTGTGCGAGCGACGAGGTGACGCCCGTGTAGACGCTGGTGATCGGGATGCTGATCAGCCGGGCCGCCGCCAAGCCGCCCAGGATTTCGACCGTCGCCGCGATGTGGTCGAGGTTGTCGGCCACAAACTTGATGCCCGAGGTGGCCGCATCGTTGAACAAGCCGCTGGAAATGTCGTTCTTGAGGTCGAACCAGGCAGTGTGCAGGCGGTTGATCTGGGCGTTGAGGCCACCGGCCGCCTCTTCCCAGCCGCGGCCCGACTGCTCCAGCGCCTGGATGAGCTGCGGCATGAACCGCGAGGTCACCAGGTCGCCGGCCTTCTCCAGCTCTTCGAACGATTTGCCGGCCAGGTCCGTGCCCTGGATGGCGTCCATGACGGCGTTCTTGAAGCGCGCCGCCGAGCCGGGGATGGCGAAACCCAGCTGCTGGTTGAGCTGCCGCGCCTGGATAGTGCCGCGCGACATCATTTCCGTGAGCGCCAGCAACGCGTGCTGGGACTGCTCGCTGGACAGGTGCAAGGTCGTGGATGCCTCGCCGAACGCAGTGAAGAGCTTCTGCGTCTGGTCCATCGGGATGTTCGAGGCGCTGGCCGCCGCGGCGAGCTGACCGAAGGCCTGGGCGGCCACCGGCAGGTTCAGGCCGAGCTCTTCGGCCTTCTGCTTCAGGAAGTCGAACTGCTCGCCGGCGGCGGCGGCCGATCCAGTGGCGGACACCAGCGTGTAGTGGATCTGCTGCATCTGCACCTGGGTGTCGACCAGCGCGCCAAGGCTGTTCTTCAGCACCTCGAACCCGACGAAGCCCTCCACCGCCTTGCGCATCATGTCGATAGAGGCGGCGGTGCGCTGCGCCTCGGCCTGGATGGCGCCAAGCTGTTCCGTCGCCGTCTGCGCGGCCTGCACCATGCCGGTGCGGAACGCAGCCGAGTTCAGGAGCAGGTCCGTCTGCAGAACGGCGACAGTTGCCATGGCTTAGAAGCCCACCAGCGCCATGCTGACGGTGGCGCCCGCCGAGAACGTGCAGTTGATGTTGCCCACGTTGCCGGTCGACTGGTTGAAGAGCGGCGGCGGGAACGGCCCCACCACCACCTCGCCGCCGGCGGGCACGTTGACGATCAGGTCGCCGATGCGGCCATACGGGTCCGGGACGCTGCTGAACGTCGCGGTGATGGCCGCCGCGCTGCCGTTCTTCACGAGGGCCAGCGTGTTGCCGTTGTTGGGGAACGTGTTGCCGTTCACGGCATCCACGGCCTGATAGTTGACCGCGGCAGCAACCTGCCCCGGTTTCTGGACTGCCAAGAGGGTTTGCATGGGAATACCTCAGCGTTTGGTATGGCGATGTTTCTGACGCCGCTCGTTGGCTGCGGCGGCCTCGTCGAACATGGCGCGCAGCTGCGCGGATCGCTGCTTTGCCTTGTCCTCTTCGGTCACCGGGACCTGCTCGATGCGGTAGAAGGCGTACATTTCCGCCAGCTGGCGCGAGTCCAGCTGGCGGAGCATCAGGTCGGGGTGGGGGAAGCCGAGTCGCCAGGCGAGTTCGAACTGGAGCCGCCGCTCGGGGCGGCGCCGGAGTTTTTTTCCAGTTCCTGGATATCCTTGGCGCTCAGCGCGTTGAGCTTCTGCGCCGCGTTGAACACGCGCTGCACGGCGGCGGCCGACTTGGAGCCGAGCGCGTCGATGTCGTCGGGCGTGAACAGCAGGTTGCCCGCTTCATCGATCGCGCAGAGCGCCACGAAGCGGGCGCGGAAGTCGACCGTGTTCACCTGGCCGGTGCCGTAGGTCTCGTTCTCCCACTGGTCGCGCTCGGAGGCGGACATCATGCGCACGCGCACGCTCCCGCCCCACTCGGGCACGTCGACGTCCTCGAACTTCTTGTCTTCCGCCGCGAGGATGGCGTCCTTGGTCAGCAGCCCCATTACGCCACCCACACCAGGTTCGTGGGCCACACCACCGCGGTGAACTCGAGCACCTTGTCGGTGCTGGCCGCGACGGAGAACTCGGCGACCTGCGCGATGAACGTGCACTGGTCACCGCTGGGCAGCGTGGCCTGGAAGTACAGGTTCACGCCGTTGCCCTGGTTGGACTTCAGCAGGTTCTGGCCGGCGTCGGTGTGCACGCGCTGTCCCTTGATGGTCAGCTCACCGCGGTCGATCAGGCCGGCGATCCATTCCTTCTGGGTGCTGGAAAGGTTCGAGGCATCCAGCTTCGAGGCCTTGCCCGCGCCAGCGGTGAAGTCCGCCAGCTGGTTGATGAGGATGTAGTTGTTGGGCGTGGTGCTGACGCCAAGGGTCGAGCCCTGGGCGCTAATCGCGTTGTTCATGGTCTTTTCTCCGGGCGTAAAAAAACCGCCCAGGGGGCGGTTGTCAGTGGTCCCGCATGGCGGGTATGTCGGTTGACGCTACGGCCAGATGGCAGCGTCGAAACTCGCGCGGTACAGGCGCGTGTCGGATTCAAACTCGTCAGGGTTGTCTGTGATCTCGCCCACCTTCAGCTGCGCGCGCAGGGCGTCCTTGGCCTGCATGGCCAGCGCCTCGGCCTGGTCGTAGCTGTCCGACCACACATCGACCTGCATGCGCACGCGCGGCGCCCCGCCGCCGTTGGCCAACGTCTCGAACTGCCGACCGGACACGCGCAGGTAGGTGATTCGCGGCGTACCGGCGCCCTGTGGCGCGATCAGGGGGTATGTGGGCGCCACGCCCTGTAGCGCAGCAAAGACCTGAGCCTCCACGCTCATACCAGCTTGGCCCACTCGGCCTCGATGCCAGCGCCGAGGTTCAAAGCAGTCACGGAGACGGCCTCGGCGGCGCTGTTCTCGGCCGCCGGCCGCATGAACGGATGCGCGCGCTGGTGCGAGGTTCCGTATTCATCGAACTTGCCGTAGAAGGCGTTCTGCTTCAGGTCGACGGAGAAGCTGATCACGTCGCCCTGGATGCCCCGGTCGTGCGTGTACAGGCCCTTGTTCTTCAGGTTGCCGGACTTCTCCGGCGCGGCGTCACGGGTGGCGAACAGCACCACATTGGTGCCCTGACGAAGGGCGCGTTTACCCACGCGGCGCGCGCCGTTCGTGCCGAGCTCGAGCAGCGCGGCGTTGAGCTTGTCCAGCCCGTCGACCTTGAACTCGAAATCATCCATTGTTGAGGCCTTCCTCGATCTGCAGCACCACCGCTCGCTTGCGCGAGTCCTGGTCCATGCAGGCATGGATGTTGAAGAACCGCCCTTCGTACACCAGGCGCATGTTGGTCACGGCCTTCGGGTTCGCGAACTCCTTTCGATACCGCATGGTGCAGTTGTGTGTGACCGAGGACTGCACCTGCTGTGCGGCGATCAACTCGCGGCCGGTCAGCGGATCCATATCGGCCCAGGCGCTGAACGCGTCCACCCAGGTCTCGGTGGGCTGGCCCGTGGGGCTCTGGCCGATCACCTTGTTCTGGAGCGTGACCCGATCACGCAGGTCGCCACTGCGGATGACGTAGCTGTTGATGCCCACATCAGAACTCCGGGTTCCGGAAACCGTCGAGCAGGCGATCCACATACGGCAGCACGTCGATCTTGCCGCGCGTCATGATCGCCACCTCTTCGCGGTTCTCGTAGATGGTGGACAGGCGGATCTTGAGCCACGCCTTGATGCCGTCAGGTACAGCTCCGAGGTAGCTGGTACCGCTGCCGGCGTCCTGCAGCGCGATGGCCGCGCCACCCGGGGTCGCCGCCAGCGTATAGATGCCGGGCGACACCACACTCTGCACGAAATAGTCGGTCTTCGGCTGCAGCGGCTTGGGCAGCGCACCGCCGCTGTTCGACAGCCGGACAACACTGCCGACGGCGAGCGGCGCCCAGCCCTGCACGGTGATGTCGTTGCCGTTCGCGCTCAACGGCGCGGCGTAGCCGGCATCGAAGGTCACCCACACCGAGCCGATCTGCGGCACGGGAATGGGCCAGATCTGGCCGAACACGGGCGTGATGCGCACGGGCTCGGTGGAATAATCGACGACGTAGGTCGTGGGGTCGACGGTCTGGATGGTGCCCTGCAGATCCAGGTACTGGATCGACACCACCTGGATGACCGGGAACTTGCTCAGGAGGATGGCATTACCGGGCAGCGAAAAGGCCTGCCGGTACGGCGCCTCCGGTCGCTCTCCACCCGGGAAGCAATCCAGCACGAGCTTCCAGCGCGCGGTTACCAGCTGCTTGCCGGTCAGGTTCTCCGCGAAGTCGCGCGCAGCCGAAATCAGCGCACCGATGAGCATGTCATCGTCAGGGATATCGACGCGCGAGTGCGCCTTCGCCTCGGCAAGGTCGATGGGTTCAGCGGTCGGTGGCGTGATGAGCTGGAGGGCCATAGAAAAAGGGGCCCGTCATGGGCCCCTCTCCTTTTCAGTCAGTGGATCAGCCGACGACCTGGGCAACCGTGGCCGCGTTGGTCACCGGTGCAAAGCGCGGTGCGAAGCCGAGCAGAAGCGCGGACGTCTGGCTGGCCGCGGCGCCGACGATGACGCTGACGTTGATGAAGCCGAAACCGCCTTCGACGTCCAACTGCTGGGCGTCGAGATTGATTTCAGCCTGCACGTTCGCGCCGCCGGCGCCGGACAGCTGAGCGATCGCCGCGCCAGCGATCGCCTTGGCACCCGTGCCGGCGCCGTCGAGCGCCTGCTGGATGTTGCAGTCGACGGTGGCCGCTGCGCCGAGCACGCCCGTCTGGACGATGGCGAGGAATTTCTGATAGTTGGCGGCGCTGATCCATCCCGTGGTCAGCGTGCCAACCGCCTGGCTGGAGGGGTTGATTGCGCCAAGGACGCCCGTTTGTTCGGAGGCCTTGATGTTCATTCCGTACATGGTGGTTACCTTCGTAGGAAAGGGGTAAGGAGGAACTGGTCAGGGAGCCGGCCTCGCCATGAGGCCGGCTACCGAAATCAGCGCGCGCCGAGCTGGATGAACGGTGACAGGGTGTTGGCGCCCTTCGCCTGCTGGATCGGCTGAACGATCTTCGGCTGGCCGTCGACGCGGAACGTCGCACGGAAAGCGGTCGCATCCGCATCGAAGTACAGATGCATCGACGTCGCCGTCTGGATGCCCCCGGACTTCGTGATCGAGCGGTAGTACTGCAGGTCGATCAGCGACAGGTCACCCTGCGAGCTGAAAGCCGATGCGTGCTGGGAGACGAAGATCGGACGGCCCATCAGCGTGCCGTACGGCGATCCCTTCGCGCCTTCCGAGATCGGCAGGTAAATCGGATAGTTGCCAAGGGTCAGGCCGAACAGCGACGGGAGTGCGTCGGGCGTGATCAGCCAGCGTGCACGCGGGAAGCTGCCGGGGGGCAGGCGCGCCACCATGTTGCTGATGTTGCCGAGGGAAATGGTCTTCGTAGCCTGACCGTTGTCCTTCGCCACCACGACCGCCGCACCGCCCTGGAACGCACCCAGCGGCTTGCCAGCGCCGTCGCCAAAGAGGATGGCTTCGTCCGTCTTCCAGCGGATCGAGCGGCCAACGAGGCCGGGCAGATACGAAGCCAGCGCAACGCCATCCTCGAGCAGTTCATCCGTCACCGGCGTCAGCGCCATCAGCTTGTGCAGACGCAGCTGAGCCGCGCCGAGCTTCGGCTTGGTTGCGTTGGCGGTAGAGGCCTCCGACTGCCAGAACGCGCGCACACCGTCGGTGCCCCACGGCGTGGTTTCATCTTTGGGGAAAGTCATGCCGTTGCGGCTGACGTCGATGCCATCCGTCATCGGCAGGAGCGCGTCTTCCTCCAGCGACAGCGAAAAGATCTCGGCCGCGAACTCCGGCGGAATGAGGAAACCGCCGTCCTGACCGCTGGCCTCGTTGGCATAGCTGCCTGCCCCGGGCGCGGCTGCGCTGATGGTCAGGCGCTCATCCAGGGCGCCGTTGCGCAGGCTGCCCGCCCGCACCGACTGGGCAAACTCGCCGAAGCTGGCAAAGCCACGGCGTGGATCCGCCTCACGGCGGTCGGTAAGCGCCGACATCGGCGCGTTGCTTTCGAAGCTAACACCGGCCGAGCGCTCGGCCTCGATCAGTTCCTCTTCGCGCTCAATCGCGCGATTGACGCTGGCCAGAGCGGCCTTCTCGGTGTCGAACGCAGAGGCCTCGTCGTCGGTCAGGTCACGTGCCTCGGTGGCAGCCTTGTCGGTAATCGCACGCATGGCCGCGACGTGCTTGGCCTTGCGAGCCTGCAGCTCGCGGAGTTTCTTACTCATGGGTAGCTCCAAAGACTGGGTATGAAAAAGCCGCCTCATGGGCGGCTGGTTGGTTGTGCCGGCGCAACCTATGGGTTGCATCCGTCGCGTCGATGGACGCGCCGGGGTTGGGCTGTCACTCAGCCCATGATTGCGATGTCGCGCTGCGCGCTGGCCAGACGGCTCGCGCGCGGCGTCGACGCTTTGATGCTCTTCTGCATGTTGGCCACGACCTGGTCGAACGTGGCGATGCCATCCACCATGCCCGAGGCCTTGGCCTGGTCGGCGCCGAAGACGCGGCCCTTGCCCATATCGCTGCGCACCTGGTCCACGGAGACCTTGCGGCCGCGCGCCACGGCGCGGGTGAAGGCACCGTAGTAGTCGTCGATGCGGGACTGCATGAAGGCCTGGGCCTGCTCGCCAAGTGGCGCATAGGGGTTGCCCTCTACCTTGAACTCGCCAGCGGAGATCAGGGTGATCTTGATGCCAGCATCTTCCAGCGCCTTGCTGACGTCCTGGTGCGCGGTCCACACACCGATGGAGCCGACCTCGCCGCCGGGCGTGATATAGGCCTCCGAGCACTGAGACAACATCCAGTAGCCGGCCGAGGCCGCCAAGCTGTTGGCGATGCCGATGACGGGCTTCTTGGAGCGCGCAATCTCCGCACTCACCTCCTGCACGCCGTAGACCGAGCCGCCGGGCGTCGAGAAATCCATGAGGATCTGCGACACGCTGTCGTCAGCATTGGCATCGGCCAAGGCGTTGTGGATGGCCTGGGCGCTCGTCCCTTCCTCGCACATGCCGATCTGGCTGGAGCGCTCGAAGATGGGTCCGTAGACCGGAATGACAGCGATGGCGCCACTGCGCGCGCCACCAGTGCGCGCCGGGCGCGCCGCCTGCGGTTCCGCGGCGTTGCCGGCGGCGGCGTTGGCCAGCACCACGGCATACGCGGCCATGCGCTCGGGCATCAGTGCCCACGGGGTGGACAGGCACCAGGAGATAAATCGTTCGTGCTTCATAGCGTCCCCTTCAGGGCAAGTCGTTCCAGGCGGCAAAGCGCCAAATTCTCGAAGTCATCGAGGGCGGTATCCGCCGCGAGGTCGGCCTGCTGCTGCGCGCAGTAGGCGACAGCCACCTCCCGGCCTACACCGAGCGCACCGGCAACGAACACAGCGTGCTTTGCATACGCGGCAACAACGGCCTCTTGGCCGTCTCGCCAGGCAAGCTTCGCCATCTGCACTTCCTTCCGTGCGACGCGCGCTGCCGCCGCCTGGGCAAGCGCGATCATTCGCGCGTCATTACCCTGATCGTCCGGCGCATCCGGGTTGGTGTCGTCGCTGCCGGGCAGCTGATTCGGCTTGGCAGGCGCACTTCCCGCGCCCTGCTGCTCCGCTTCGGACTCTTCCACCATGTTGAGCGGTCGCAGCGGCTCGTCGAGCCCGTCGATGGGTTCGAGACCTTCGAACGCGCGCGCCTCGTTGCGCACCAGCCAGCCGTCGGTGATGCCGAAGTGGTAATAGTTGCCGCGCGCGGTCTGGTCACCGCGCAGCAGCGCCTTGAAATCGAACTCGGGGTCAATGTCGCTCTCATCGTCACCGATGAAGTTGAACTCGATGGACGATTCCCAGCGCTCAGCCCACGGCGTCATGGTGTGCATGACGAAGTCGAGCGACTGCTGCTCGATGTTCGAGAAGGTGGCCTTGCTCAGATCGCCGATCAGGTGCGGTGGCACGCGGAAGATGCGCGCAATCTCGCCCACCTGGAACTGCCTCGATTCGAGGAACTGGGCGTCATTGTTCTTGAGCCCCAGTTCGTGGAACTTCATGCCGTATTCCAGGACGGCGATCTTGCCGCGGTTGAGGCCGCTCTGCGCCTCCTGGTACGACTCGCGGAAGGTTTCGCGCGCCTGCTTGTCCTTGAACGTGCCCGGGTATTCGATCCAGCCGCCGCCGGGTTTGGCGTCGTTCTGGAAGAAGCGCGCGCCGTAGGCCTGGGCCGCCAGGCCGAGGCCGATGGTCTCCCGCGCAAGCGCGATCGGGCTAAGGCCCATGATCCCGTCACTGGAAAGGCCGCGGATGTGCCACACCTCGCCGCGCGTCAGCACGTGTTCGGTGCCGGAGCGGTCGGTGTACCGGTACCGATAGTCGAAATCCGTGTTTCCCTGGATCAACTCCACCTTGACGCGGTCAGGGTGGAGCGGCGTCAGCTGGATGATCTTCCCCTGCCGGTTGGTGACGATCTCGTTGTAGGCATTCCCCCGCAGCGCGAGGTGGCCCATCATCATTTCGCGCCACTCGAACGGCGTCTGCCATGGGTTGGGGCGACGCGCGATCAGGTCGTAGAGCCAGTGGCTGTCCAGCAGCTTCCGCGCGCCGCCCTTCTTCTTCTGGTAGACCTTCAGCGGCAGCACCGCGAAGGACTCGGCAAGCACGCGCACGCACGCCAGCACGGCGGCCAGCTGCAGCGCGCCATCATTGGTCACCGCGATGCCAGACCCGGTCCGGCGCCCAACTGGCTCGAACCAAAAATCACCCCATGGGGAGCGATCGTCCGAGCTGTCGGCGCGGTACTTCGACAGGAACATCAGGTCTCACTCCGCGGCTTGGCCGAGTAGACGCCGGCGAGACGTGCCCAATAGAGCGTCATCGCCAGAAGAAGCGCGCCGCCGGCCACGAGACCCGCCCAGAGGCACGCCATGCACGCGCCGACGAGCACCATCAGCCAGCCCAGCAGCAGGCAGGTGTTGAAAACGAGTGCGTTCATACGGTGAGCATCTGGTAGTCGGAACCAATGACCGGCAGCTCGTCCACCGGCCCCTTCGACACGCCGATGGCCATCAGGAGGGCCACCATGTCGTCGATCTTTTCGGGCGACCGCTTCTTGTCGGGCGCCATGTTCATGTTTGCGTCGTAGCGCACGACCAGGTTGGCCGCGCACCACTGGAGCACCGGGTCGCCGCCATGGATCAGCTTCTTCGACCGGTACAGCCTTTCCAGCTCCTGCATGGCCGGGTGGAACGATTTCGGCCCCTGCACGAACTCGATCATCGGGAAATCGTCCTTGGTCAGCCGATTCACCAAGTCCGTGGCGTTCCATCGGTCGAAGGCGATCAGCTCAGGGTTGAACCGCGCCACGTCCTCGCGGATCACCTGCTCGATCACCTCGTAGTCGATCACGTCGCCCGGCGTGGCTTCGATGAGCCCCGCGCCACGCCAGGCCTCGTAGGGAACAGTTCCGCGCATGGCGCGCCGCTCCACCGCCGCCTCCGGCACCCAGCGCCGGCCCCACGTGAAGACCTGGTCGTCCACCTCCCAGATGAGCCGCCATGACGCCAAGTCGGTGGTGCTGGCCAAGTCGAGCGCCGCCCAGCACTTCTTTCCCTCGAGCGCACCAAGATCGACTTCGCCGGCGCCTTTCTTCCATCGCGGCAAGTCGATCCAGCCACTGGCCGAGGCCGACTGGCGGTTCAGCCGCTTGATGCGGAACTCGGCGAGGCGGCCGGGCATCGCCTTGGCCTCGATCGCCGCCTTCTTCAGCTCCCTCTGCAGGATCTCGCTGACATCCAGCAGCGGATTGGCCTTGATGTAGGCCGACTGGTCGAAGTCGTCATCGCCGTCGTCCAGCGCATAAATCAGCGCCAGGAAGTGGTCCGCTTCGACCGCACCCTCGAGCACCTGCTGGGCGAACCGGCGCATTTCCGGCCACGGGCCCGGCGTCTCGTAGCCCTCGGTGGTCGTGTAGAGCCATAGAGGGTTGCGCCGAGCGCCGGCGGCCGATTGCAGCACGTCAAGCAGTTCGCTCGTTTTGTGCGCGTGCACCTCGTCAAGGCCTGTCGCGGATGGGTTCAGACCGTCCTGCGTGCTGGCCTTGGCGTTGATCGGTTTAAACGTGCCTCCGTTTTCATATGAGGCGATCGCGTTGGCGAATGCCTTGACCGAAAAGGCCTCCTGCAGGTCCGGCGTCTTCTCAACCATCTTCTTCGCAACGTTGAAGATGATGCGCGCCTGGTCGCCGGTGGTGGCCGCTGAGATCACCTGCGGCCCCGGCTCGTCCTCGCAGCACTGGCAGTACAGCAAGATGCCTGACGCCAGCGTGGACTTCGCGTTCTTGCGCGCCACCGCCAGCAGGGCCGACGAATAGCGACGCGTACCGTCCGAGTTGCGAAACCCGAACAGCTGCACAATAAAAAACACCTGGAATGGCTCCAGGTGAATCGTCGGGGTATCCCATTTGCCTTCGACGTGCGGCAGCTTCTCGATGAAGTCGCACGGGTCGCAGGCGTGCCATTCGGAGAAGGTGAACGGAGGCTTCCGTTTCTTCGCCCTCTCCAGATCCGACAGGAACCGCTTTGCAGCTAGGCGGATCCACTTACAAAACCGCTTGCCCTTCTTGTCCCCCACAGCCTCTTTCGCATACGCGATGGCTATGGCGACGTAATCACCCGGTTTGGCGCTTGCCGTTGGAGGCGAAGGCGTTGCCTTTTTTCGTTTCGCCACTCGGTTTCACCTTGCCTTGCGCCACCGGGGTCATGCCGAAGTCATTCACCAGGTTCCGGTACTGCGCCAGCATGTGGCCGGTCGGAGCGATGCCCGCGGCGTACTGCTGGACGATTTGCCCGTGAAGCGCGCACAGGACACCCAGCGGACCGAGACTGGCTTCGGTCAGCAATTTGTTGGCTGCCAAGATGGTCGACAGGCGTTCCCACTCGCGCACCGCATGCGCGTTGGGCAGCCATTCGGGCGGAAGCGGCGCCAGCTCGATCAGCGGCAAGTCGATGCCCGATGGCTCGATGCGGTCCGGGCGCACCGTCCCGTCCACCACCTTCAGGTTGTGGGGTTTGCGGGGTCGCGCCATGTGGTCAAAAAACCGTTTTTCTGAATTGACGGTGCAAAAAAACAGGTGCGGCGAGCGGTCGCGAGGCACTCAAGGTCAGGGATTTGCCCCCCTACCCCCTATACGCCTCGCCATCCTGCTGCATTGCCGCATGCCGCGCCCGGCCCTGCCGGTCGGCTGCTCGCTCTTCGGCCTGCTTCGCAGAGTCGTGACACGTCTTGCAGAGCGACTGCCAGTTGGTCGAATCCCAGAAGAGCGCTCGCGCGCGGTGAATGCGGTCAGCATCACCACTTGCCAGCGCAGCGCTGAGGCGGTGAGGCTTGATGTGGTCGACAACGGTTGCAGGTGTGACGCGGTCATGCGCTTCACACCGCACGCAGAGCGGATGCCGCGCGAGCCATCCATCACGTGCACGCCGCCACCGTGAGTCGTAGCCACGTTCATTCGCAGATGGACGTCGTTCCGGTTCAACGGGTTGATACACACGCTTCCGCGCATCGAACGGCTGATGGGTGCGCGGCGAGCGAGGCATGAACTACTGTCCGACAGTCGTTGTCGGCTGCGGCTGGGCAACCTGGTTGCTGCTGGAACTGACAACGCCGATCGACTTGAGCTGTGCGAGCACGCCCTCGATGACCTGGGTGATGCCGTCAACCTGGCCCACCGCTGCGTTGACGTTCGCGATGACGGATTGCAGCTTCTGTGCACCCGGCAGCGACGGCGCAATGGCTTCCACCAGGGTGATGCCGTTGACCACGGCGGAGACAACCGGCGATACCTTCGACAGGTCGCCAGCGATGGTGCTGAGCAGAGACATGGGTTTGACCTCGGGTTGTTCCGCGACAGGCGCGGGTTTGGACTGGACCAGCAACCGCTGAACGGTCGCGTCCTTGATGACGAAAAGCACGACGCCGGCAATGCCAGCGATGAGACCCGCGATCTGCAGCGAAACAACCTGATCGCGGATGCCGAACGCAGCCAGCACCAACACGAGGTACGAAGCCACCGAGGTACGCTCGGTCAGCTTCGACAGGATGGCGCTGAACAGATCGATGGTCACCTGCTTCACCGTTCGAACCTCTTGTCGACCTTGCGATCGATCTTGTCCTCGATCCGCTGAAGCGAATCGAGCACCTGTTTCTGATGGGACTCGAAAGCGCGCTGCTGCCCTTCAATTCGTACCTCGGCAGCCGTCAAGCGCTGGCTCTGGCGATAAAGCCATGCGGCCAGCGTCAGCGCGACGCCGACAAGTCCCCCTGACTGCAAATCCATCAACCGCGCTCCTGGGCACTTGGCGCTGGCTCGTCCAGCGCATAGAGGCCGTGGGCGGCCATGATGCTTTGCAGCTTCGCTGCGTATTGCGGGTCGGTGGCGTAGCCAGCTTTGGCGATTGCCAGCGCGAACTTGGCGCCATCCGCGAACGCGAATGCGCTCATGTATCGCGGGTTCGACGCAAGGAACAGAGCATGGTCGTCTATGCTTCCCTGCCAGTCTGGATAGGCGCGAAACGCGGCCTGGATCTCGACCATCTGATGACCGTTCCACTCGTGCGTGGCCTGGATGGTGGTTTCACCCTTCCACGCGGAATCAGCCTTGATGCCGAACAGGTTGTGACCAGGCGCATGTGCACCCCAGCCCGACTCCAGTGCGGCCTGGGCGACGGTAACGCTCGCCGGAACCTTGAAGCGAGCTGCAGCGTTACGTGCCGCGGGGCTGATCGCAGCAATGAAGGAGGTCGGAGTCATGGTCCACCGAAAACGAAAAAGCCCCGCCGATTAGGGCGAGGCTTTGGCTTGGGGTCGAACTTCTACGCTGCCAGTTTTTCAGGCGTTTTGTAATTACACAATAGGAACTTTTGGCAAAGGTATCCAATGCGTCGGTGTGCGATACCCATCAAGTCGCTCCTGACCCACGGACGTCAGGGTATAGCTCCACCAGCCAACGTCTTCCATGGACCAGTCGCCAATTCCTTCCATTTCCCGGATCTCGCTCTCGCTCCGGTAGAAGGCCATATGGACGATCCACTGGGTTGCGCAGTCGAAGCCAACAATGATCTCGGTACCGTCGCGCGGCGCGGTTTCAATAGGCTGCCACCCTGAATTGCTCATGCTTCCGATTCCATTTCGATGGGGTCAAGCTCGGGCGAGAACGGGATGCGGAGCCAGCCAGCGACGTGGATCCGCGCAGTGCGCAGGTGCTGGTAGTACCTGACGCGGCCAACGTTATCACCGATGCGGCGCAGTTTCTGGAGCTTGGACTCCATTGGCTGGCCTGGCGTCAGGTATTCGCAGCGAAGGATCTGCGCTGGCAGCCAGCCCTGTTCTTGCTTGGCCAGCGCCATCACGGCCTCCTGGACGTCGTCTGCAGCGGTCCAGACTGGCACGTGGCCCAGGCCCGTCGGTGCGCGACCGTGCCATTTCATCATCGACGCCAGGGGCGAGCCGCTCCCGCCGATGTCGCCATACCGGCCGCCACCATATTCTTTGCCCCACTCGACCAGGCGGTCTTCAAGCGTCGATGCCCTGCGCATGCCATTCCCCCGTACCGTTTCGTTGATCGCGCAAACCGCCTCAGCGCTGGCTGCCATCGACCTCTCCCAAAACTCGGTCCGCCACGCGAATAGCCACCGGGATCAGATCCAGCGGCCCACGGTGCGCCTGATGGAGCTGGTCAGCCTCCCGCAGCGATTTGGCCGACGCATAGCTTGGGCAAATCTCCGACAGCGCCACATGACCATCGCGGTCGACCAGCGCCCAGGCCTTCGTCTCTTCGCCTAGTTTGATGTGCATGCAAGCTCCCGAATGGCAATAAGTTGGTTCTGAAGGGTCAGCAGCGCGTCGTCGGAGCCGTACTTCCCCCGAAACGCCATCTTTTGCAGCTTGTAGCTCGGCCCGAAGAACTTCTCGGCCTGCTGAATCGTTCCAGCGAATGGCGGATGACCCTGGTGGTGCCAGCCGCAGAGGCCAATCGTGAAGTCATGGCCGCGGCGCTTTCCGCCATGAAAACCGCCTTGGTTGAGGTGATGGACTTCAGTCGGCAGCACAATCCGAATGCCATCCATGAGGCAGGCAATACAACCGATGGCCTTGATGTGTTCGAACCGGCGCTCCTGCTCGGCGGTAGGCCTACCGGTACTGCGCCCCTGCTTGAGGCGGCGCACGCTGGCCTTGATGGTCACGGCCTTCTTTGGGCTGCTATGGCGCAGCGGTGTCTTTCGCTTGAGAGGCGTCTGCTTCATGTGAGCACTGGCGTAATGGTGATGCGCGTCCGCTTCAGGCTGCTCTTCACGTGGAGCACCTTCAGGTCGGTCACGCAGTCGTCGTTGTCGTCCTCGATGAAACCGAGGCCATAGGGATGGCGCTTGCTGAGCGGCTGCAGCGCGTCCAGCACCGGTTTCACACCGCCGTAGCGGCCGTCGCGGTCGGGGTTCTTGGGGCTGTAGCGCTCGATGGTGATGGTGCACTTGGCCAGCGGCGTGGCTGGCCGGCGCTGGCATGCCAGCGCGATCAGGGTGGCGAATTCCCGGCCGAGCTTCTGGCGCTGCGACCAGTGCAGGCGCTGCCACACGTTCATGGTGGGCGTGCGCGCCTCGATGACGATCACGATGGGCGCGGTACCGTCGCGCTCGCGCTGGGCGGCCAGCAGGTCGCGCATGCGGGAAGGGAGCGCCGCTTCGCTGGTGAAGCGCAGGCCGTTACCCATTCTTCGGACCTCCAGCCATGGCGTCAGCCAGCGCGCGGATGCGCTCCATGCGGGCCTTCTCCGCCGCGGATGGCTCCGAGGCGGCCGGCGCCGGCTTATCCTGCTCGGCCAGGTACTTCTCCCGTTCGCACTCGCGGCAGAAGTCGCAGGTCGGGAACGAGCGGTTGTGCTTGCTGCAGAACGACGAGTAGCGGCCGTATGGCTTGGCGCTCGTCCGATCTGAATGGAATCGCTTATGGCGCATGGGCACCCCTGCGCTTCAGCTCTGCCAGTCGCTCGCCGATGTCTTCCAGCACGTGGCGCGGTTCGAAGGTCTTGAGGCGACCGGTGCGGTACACACCAACCAGGCTCGGCCCATGGACCTTCAACGAGCGGTCGTAGCCGCTATCGGTCTGCATGGCGATAGAGGCAGTCAGGTCCACATTGATGAAGAGCGCCACCTCCCCATGCTCAACCAGGACGTCGCCGAGCAGGCGCGCCATCACGGGCATCTTGGCGTCGGTCACCGGGCCGAGCGACACCAGCTCGCCGGTGCCGAGCGAATAGAGATTCTGCTTGCGACCACTGCGGCGCGGCGACGCGAGCTTGGTCACGCATACGGCCCCATCCCTCTCCAGCTTGGTCATGGCCGAATAGACGGTGAAGTAGCTGACCGCCAACATGGTGGCCAGCTGCTCGATCGTCGCGGCGCCCAGCTCCAGCGCCTGGAGGATCCGCTCACCGGTGCTCAGCACAGCTCCCCCTGCCGCCGGCCGCGGAAGCTCGCCCAGTTGAACGGCACGATGATGGCGCACTCGCGGAAGCGGTCCATGACGCGCTCGCCCAGGGTCTTCTCCATCTGCTCCGGCGTCAGGTTCGACACCAGCAGCATCGGGCGCCCGGCCTGGTAGCGGCCGTTGATGATTTCGAACAGCGTGCGCAGCTCGTAGTCCGAACCGCTCTGCGCGCCGATCTCGTCCAGGATCAGCAGATCGGGGTCGAGCAGGTCCTTGATGACCTGGCGCTCGCTCTTGGCCGAGCCGTCGCGGAACGATTCACGCACCAGCCCGACGATCTGCGGCACGGTGCCGTACACGACCGTACCGCCGTGGCTGGCCATCACGTCGTTGCCGATGGCGCACGCCAGGTGCGTCTTGCCGGTGCCGGGCTTGCCGCAGAACACGAGCGAGCCCCCTTTCATGCGCTGGGTCGCCCAGGTCTTCAGGTAGGTTTCGCAGATGCGCCTGGCGTAATGCTCGCCCTGGAATTCGGTTCGATAGGCGTCGATCGAGGCGTCCGCGTACTTCGCCGGGATGGCCGCCGCGGTGATCAGACCCTTCAGCTTCTCGCTGCGCAGGCGATGCTGTGAGCGCTCCCGGAACTGCTCGGACTTGGCGTGCGATTCGCGGATGCACAGCTGGCAGCCCGTTTCGATCTTGCCCATGTCGAACGGGGCATCGATCAGGCGCGACTGGTACGGGCCGTGGTGCTCGCACTCGCGCATCACGAACTGCTCACCCGACGCCGGCAGCGGCTTCTCGGAATTCGGCGGGAAGGTGTTCGACTGGAGTTCCGACATAGTCCTGGTCCTTGAAGGAGGCATTGACGGGAGGGATGGCTGTGTTGGTCGTGCCGGGGGCTTCACGCTGGGCGTCATCGGCGCCGTTGCGAACGATGCTCAGGGCGTAGGCCAGGTGCGGCTTCTTCCGGTGCACCGCCAGCGCGCCGGCCTTGGCGAAGACCTCGACCGGGTGCAGCGCCGACAGCTCGAGCAGGTCGGGATGGGACAGGTCCATCCGGGCGGCCGGGATGCCGGCGGCGATCAGCGCTTTGGCAGCCAGCACGTGCGCCTTCACCTCGGGCACCGTGTCGGGCGTGCTCGCGATCGCGCTTGGATGGGAGTGGGGGTTACTTGAGGGATAAGTGATGGTTATGGGGGAACGTGGTTCGGGGCTGGGGTGAAC